TGTCTCTCGCACTGTCCTTTGTTGCGGCCAGTATCCCTGCCATGCGAGTTAAAAGCGCTGCAAGCTCTCCGTTCAACCGTTGAATCTCAGGAAGCTTTGTTGGGTCATTCGCAGCGACCAACGCATCGTACGTGGCACGCTTGGCTTCATATGACGTCTGTAGGTCCTCCATTATTACTGGGCGACATTTACATCCTCAACACAGTAACGGTAGTAGAAACTGCGGCCGGCTGTGTCGGAATGGCGAGTTACCTCAATCACATCACCAGGAATGGCCCCAATCCACTTGACCATCGTATCCTGCGAGTCAATCCACGGCAGCTGGTTCTCCGGATTTGAGATCTTGAAGGTGTCCAAGACCACCGTGCGCTCGGCATCTACAAGAACACGATGAGGCATTGCCATACGATGGGTCGTAATGTCAAACTGCAGCTGCCAAATATGAAACAGCGCAAGACGGTCCTTTGAATGAGACTTTGCCACCCGAAGCACATTCTCAGACGGCGGACTCATGGCCACAAGGACAATCCCGTTTGTATGTGCATTGTCCTTGGCAAAGTTGATCACGTTGGTAATGTCTGTGGAGAGGATTTTCTCCTTTTGGCTGAAACAAACGAGCACGTCCCCAATCGTATAGAGCGTCACCTTCTCCATCTTCTTGGAATCGCTCGTGAGTCGCTCGGTGCTGGTCTCAAGCTTGCGGCGCCCGAGCATGATGCGAAGAGTGTCAAGTGCCTTGTCCTCCATTGTGATATCTGCTCTCTTACAAACTAGGACATTCGTTTTTTTCGGGACTTTGAACAATGAAGCAGTGGGTTTGGTTCTTTATCGCAGTTGCCGTTTTAGCATACGTTCTCAAGCTGTATGGTGTGGATCGGTTCTACGGCGGAGGTCCCGAGTCTAGATTTGATGATCGCAGCCAACAGAAACGCGCAATGGCTCACGAGGATTCCTCGTATGCCCAACAGACCAACCACTTTGTTCAGGACAACAGCGTAGGTGAAGCACNTGGCGTCGACANTCCNTGGCAGGTAAATCAGTTTAAGAGCCGTATGTGAGAAGAACTAATGATCGGGAAGGCAAAGATCCCAAAAGCGCTTCGTGAGCAGGTATGGTTGGTTAGTGTGGGACCCGTGTTCCAAACAAAGTGCAGGGTCTCGTGGTGTACGAATACCATGAACGTGTTTGATTTTCAATGCGGGCACAATGTCCCTGAGAGCAGGGGCGGAAAGACAGATGTGAAAAATCTGATTCCCATCTGCTCTCGGTGCAATCTGAGCATGGGCAATCAGTATACGATTGACGAATGGACTCGCAAGTTTGCTGGCCCTCGCCTCTCATGCTGGACGTGGATTAAATATCTATGCTCAAGGTCTTAGAGGGCAGCGGTTCGGGCTTCGTTCCCTCTCTGCGGTGGCGCTCCACGTCATCCCAAAATGCCCTCAGATCAGGCAGGTGGTCTGATAGCCAGTTCGGATCCTTCGGAACAAAGTCCTTCTTGATGTCGGTCAGAATCCAATAGACATACTGATGTTCGTCGGTATGGGTGCTCTGCCATTGATGGAGCTCAATGGTATCCGGCTTGTAGTCTACCTTGCCGCTAGAGTCAACCGCAAACACACCTTTTGTGTCTGTGCTCTCGTCCCACTGGGTAAAGTTCGCCTGTTTGAACCGAAACTCCACATACTCACATTCGTCAATCCCCGTGCACTCCATTTGCATCTGCATTTGGTGCACGTAGTAACTTGGGATTTCGTCCTTGCGTGTGCGGCTCATTGGACACTTGAACTCTACCAGCCGACCGTATCGCATGGGGTCGGCATCCGCGTAACGAGGCACGATCAGCCCGTCGGGAGATGCGCCGAGAAACTTGTGAACTGGATGCTGACAGCAGCCCACATCAATAATATCGCAGCCAGTCGTGTCTTCGTAGATCTTCTTTGCCACGGGCTCAAAGCGAGTTCCCCAAATCAACGCAGGAATTGAGTTGAATGCGTTGCTGTCGCTCCGCACAGGAGGCTCCAGCTTCTTCTCTAGAAGCTCAAGACGAGACGCGGCTGTCTGCCACACCTTTGATACCTCAGATGCCGTGATCATAGTGCCCCTCTGTGCATGCCAAGCATCGGTGCGCTGATCTTGCTTTCCATACAGGCGCACTGTTCGCTCAAATGCTCGGTCACGCATCCACATCCTTCCCGCTGGCCCCGTCAGAATTCTTTGTGTCACTTGCATCACCTCCCTCCTTAGAGTGCGATACGAAAGCTCCGGAGACAGGGATTTGCACAGAGTTACGAAATGGCGTAGACGGGCGTTGAGATGGGTATACGGCCGATTCTCCAGTAGATAGGACGTTAATGCATCCTCCATTAGGGTTCTCTATCTTGCTCCTCGAAAGTTCATTTTGATGTTCTCGGAGACGTGTCTCAAAGTCACCGGCGCCCATGACGCCCAGCTCGGACGTGCGGCTAAACATCTCCTCGTACATCTTCTTGAACTCAATGTCTATCTCATCCAGCTTGCCAAGAGGAACACCCTTGTCTTCCATCATCGGCAGCACATCATTCTCCTCAAACACGGGGTCGGGCAGCGGAGGTTGAGCGGCAATCATCTCTTGCGCAGATGCATACTCCGTGTACTCTTGCGTGTTCCCAGGAAGGATGAACTTACCTTCCTCCCCAAATCCAACAGACACAGGGGCGCTGATGTTCTCATCACGTGGCTCACGGGGCTCAAGAAACTTGGCAACCTCCTCCTCAGACCCGATGATGGTTGTGGGCGCATTCACCACAGCCATTTGTCTTTATCTTACCAAACCACTTTAAGCGACAATACCGCAGTAAGATTACAAATGGAGACTATTCAGAATCGTGATCACTGGGTTCTTCATCGCCTAGAGAAGTTCTATTCCGACGAAGAGAAGTTCAAGAAGGTTCAGACAATCCTGTCTGGCGAGTCTAGGGTCAGCCTTCGCCTGCTGGACTGGCTTGTGACGAATTATGCGAAAAAGCACAATGTTGCGTATCTTGTTGGATCCAGACANGTCATTGTCTACCTCGCCTACAAGTCTCACCTGAAGGCGTACAGTAAAAAGATGTTTGACCCGTTCTGCCGTTGGAAGCGCATTCAGTTTATGGGGCTGGATACCACCGTTGGACAACTCAACTTCTTTGAGTGGGCAATCCAAGATGAGGTTCTGAAGTACTTGGAGGACAATTACGATGCAATCCACGCAGATATGGATCAGTGCTCCACCACCATTCAGCCCAAGACAGCGGCAGATGGGACCCGTCGCAAGAGACATGAGCTTAGTCGGTCGGCAACGAAGGCCGTGCGTCACCACGATGTGAAGGTTGTTGTCTCCTTTGAGTAATGCAGTCGGTCTTGGATCCAACTGTTCTCTACACAGACCTCTCGCGCGATGTCGTAGAGCACGATGTGGACGTTGTCTCTGATTTGTGGACTATGGACGACCGTGATGTCTATCGGGGATCCCGCGATACATCCTATTCGCACGCCAATGTCTATTGGCTCTATACAGAAGATCTAGAGCGCACAGGGTTAGTAGAACATTCCCTGTCCGATCATGCTGATTTTCGTATTTTGTGGTTCAATGAAAACCCATTCGCCATGCTGTTACAGGAGGAATGGACGACTGAGGACAGTCTATGGTCTATGTTGCCGCGCACAACGGTTGAAACGTTTCTTGCGAACGACTGGACAACACCAGCCCGAATTTTGAATGCGTGTTTATACGGACCCACTCGCATTCTTGGTGTTCGGGATGTGCTGAATCCTCCTGCCATGTACAGCTGTTCGGAGTGCGGGAAAAAATCACTGGATACGTTCCAGTGTGGAGACGTGCGGTCTCAGATAGACTTCCCATCCAAAACAAAAATAGTATTTATTGATGACGAACTCTATGTTTGTCGACCTCCGCCTAGCTCACGTGTATGGGACCTTCTCGGGTTTAGATCGCCGAAGGCTGAGCAACCCGACGACGGGCCTGCTTTGCCGGTGCCGGAGTCTGAACCACAGGTGCAGCCTGAACAGGCGCAGTCTCCT